TGAAGATAAACTAATTGCAGTAGGGTTTAGAGTTGCTTTAACACACATCAAGAAAGCTTTCCCTGCTATCTACGAGAAAGGAGATGAAAAAGAATGATTACTATCGGCTCTCTCTTTTCTGGAATTGGAGGAATTGATTTAGGTTTAGAGAGAACAGGGGGATTCAAAACAATCTGGTTTAGTGAGGTAGATAATTATGCAAGTGAAGTCCTTAGAAAACACTGGCCAAATGTGCCAAATTACGGAGATATTAAATCAATCCCTTGGCGAAAAATTCGAAAGCCAGACATGCTCATCGGAGGCTTCCCCTGCCAAGACATCAGTATCGCAGGTAAAGGAGCAGGCATCAAAGAAGGGACCAGAAGCGGACTCTGGAGCGAATACGCAAAAGCAATTAGGATATTACGACCAAAACTCGTGCTCATTGAAAACGTTCCAATGCTCGCTAACAGAGGACTCAACATCGTCCTTAGTGATCTTGCCAAAATCGGGTATGATGCAGAATGGAATATTATATCAGCAGCCTCGGTTGGAGCTCCGCACAAAAGAGAACGGCTCTTCGTTATTGCCTACCCCAACAGTAGCAGATGCGACAACAGGGGCGATAATCGGGAAGAACGACCAATTTTACCAACTGAAGAGCGGGAGATTAAGGAAAGTGAATCAGAACGGAACGGATGGAAGTTTGGGACTGACAAGAACATTGAAATTAACTCTTCCGACTCCGACTGTCGCCGATGTAACTGGAGGAGTAATGAAAAATCTAAACAAAAGGAAAATGATGCAGAAATTCAGGGACGAAGTTTTTCGATTATTTCTTCCAACGATGGGAGCAAACGAATACATAGGTTCTTCAAAGAACCGATACGCCAATTCCCCGAATTTTCATGGTGCAAAGAGGTCAGAAGGATTGAGGACTTGCGAAACAGATCCGATATACCTCAACCCCTCGTTTGCGGAAATCGTGATGGGCTTTCCCAAAGATTGGACAATTATACCAGAATTGAGCGCACAAAAACTCTTGGAAATGCGGTCGTCCCGCAAGTTGCACAAACAATCGGAGAAATGATATTGAAATCAATTAGAGGAGATGAAAAACATGAAACTATCTGAAGCATTTGGAGAAATAGAAAAAAAGGAAAAAAGCATATATGAATTAAAGCAGCAGATCAAGGAAGATCTGACAACAAGGTTAGAAAACCTAGAAAAGGAAGGAAGAAAGCCACAAATCATTTATGACACTTACTTAGAAAATCTAAGCTTAGACAAGTACATTGAAAGAAGGCAGGCGATGAAAGCCGTAAGCGCCTTGGTTGATGAATATCAGGTAGATGGCGAAAGAATGTTATTCTCCGATGGCACTTACTTGGGTTACCGATACCAAATTCTAAATTGCAAGTGTGGATCTAGGTATTCAAACAGAATGGCAAAATGCCCAAATTGTAAAAATTAAGGTGAAAAAATGACACAACAAAATGACCAAAAACTTTTAATTATCTTAATTCTTGCAATTCTGATCTTAAGTTGCATTGGTGCTACTGCCACAGTTTTAATTAAACAGAAATCTGAAGTAACAACTAAAATTCTCAAATGTTTCGACCAAAAAAACAACTACATAGGAGATTTTGAAGACTATTCTTATTCCTCATTCCCTTCAACAGTTCAGAGGAGAACCTATTTTGTAAACAACAAATCAATAGACTTAAATTGCTACTATGAGAAATATTTGTTAAGGGATTCTAATGAAACAACCTAAAACAATCTCTGATTCGGATCTGAACTGGGAAGCTGTATTAGTTCATTTATCTTCTCAAAAAAGTAAATTCAGAAATCCTGATGACTATCCGCAGGCAATAGATGCTCTCTTCAAAAACATAAATGATGAAAACGATCTTCTGCAAAAACTTGATGGCATAATCATTACTAAAAAATTACTACTTAGGATTATTGATTGGAAGTTTTCAAAACTAAGTAAAAAGTCTTAATCACTTTGATTAATAATAACACACACGGAAGCCTTTATAAATGTTGTGTGCTATTATTAATTTGGTGATATGAATGGATCGTTGTTGTAGGGATTTAGGCGAAGATGAATGTAATTGTTTTGAGGCAACTCAAAAGAGAAATTACAAAAAAATCGAATTATTGAATAAAATCTTAACTCACTTGGATGAGCATGGCTGGGCATATTCTGAGCAGTGTGGCGACTATTACACAGAACTAAATCAGCTTGCAAGAGAGGCAAGAAAGATACGGTGATTTTTATGGTTTCAAATTTATCTAAATTCATTAATGGACTGGATAATCTAAAAGAAATTAGAAAAACAGCAATGACTGAGAAATTCGAGATTGCAGGCATAAAATTTATTGTAGATACCTGTGATACTTCTGATTGTGGCTGGGAAACTGGCATTCAAAAAGATGATGGGCATTTCATAATTGTTGAAGAATATCCTGCTGGAATGGAAAGTGCTAAAGAAGGTCATTTCAAATGGATCAAAAAAATTAAAGAGAATCCTAATCTTGAATTGGTCGAGTGTCGTGATTCACTTGAGTGGTTTTTTGGAGATGATTAAATGTGTCTTGCTCAATTCCAATGCTTGAAATGCAAAAAATTCTATGGAGTCAGATCGCTTTTCTGCATTAGACTTGAGTATCATGATACAAAAACAGTCTATCAAGATTGTATGGACTGCAAAAGGAGAGATCAAAAATGACAAATGAAAACAAACACCTAAAAACATTTTTTTTGGATGAAGATGTGATTGCGGAAATTTCAAAAATTCCAAAATCTCAAAAATCAAAAACTATAAATGAAATTCTGCGAGCAGGTCTGAAACTCAAACCATCAAACGATTCAGAACAAGAACAATCAAAACGCTGGGAAAGCATGCAGAAGATTCTCAAATACATAAAAGAAAAGAATTACTGCTTGCAAAGTGATGTCTTAGGTTATTTCTCGCCTTTTAGGACAAAAGAAAAACTAAAAGATTATTTACAAACCTTAGAGCAAAGTGGGGCAATAGTGCGAATCAACAACTACCTAATTGACTACGATTATTACCACAGATTACAATCAGAAAATAAACCACTGCCAGGTTCTGAAAAATGGATTCAAGAGAGGGGATAATATGGAAGATCAGGAGAAAATCAAAAATATAGTTGAGGAAGTTCTCAAAACAGATGAAAGGGCCAGAAACGATGATAAATGGCTAGTCTATTGCGTTTATCGCAAAAAGACAAAGATCTTCATTCCTTTTGAAGATTTCTCAATTCTACCTTCTCCTGAATCAATAACAAGATGCAGAAGGCAGATACAGAACACAGAAGGAAGATACAAAGCAAAAGAAAAAGTAGAAACAAATAGAATCAGAAACGAAGAAGATTATAGAACCTATTATGGAGGAATGAAATGATGCTTTCAAAATTTGACTACTGCCACACACATAACCTAATTTATGTTAAATTTTTTGGTTGTTCAATTTGTCTAAGTAACTGTAAGTTGGATGAATTAATGGAAGAATTATTCCCAATTGAAGAATCCAAAACAATAACTAAATTTGCGCCCACATGTGCTGAGTGTAATTCTCCTCTTCAGTGTACAGCAGAACTAAAATGGGCAATTAATGCTTTCATCGACTACTGTAATAATACTTATGACGCTTCAAACAACAGCGATCTTAAATCTGCCTTGGAATTGCTTAAAGCACATTTTATCAGAGGTTCTCCAATTCCTGATCCCATCTATCTTGCTACTCAGGAAGAACTAAATAAAAATCACAAAAACATAAAAGGAAAGATTCTTGATTGGATGGCTGATAATTCTGCGAAAACTTTCGATAATAAGATTTTATTGTATGATGGTCTTTATGGACTCATACCACTAGAAAAATTCAAGAAATTCCTAGAGGAGTTGTGATCTATGCGCTTGAACTTAATACTTATTGGGATTTTATTGACTATAAACTTTTTACTTCTTTTTCCTGAACGTTCAGTTATTATTTTAAGTGGTGGATTGACATTTGTCGGAGTTCAATTATTATTGCAAATTACAGATATTCACTGAGGTTTTCCAAATGAGTAAATCAATTCTAGCTTCTGACTTACAATGTTTTAAGTGTAAAAAACAAGCAGCGGCATTCTGGCCTATTTTTGAGCCCGACATTGAATCAAGACCATACTGTCGAAAATGTTTAGATGAAACTAAAATGCGATTAATGCAAGAAATAATGAAGATAGACAAAAGAACGACAATAATTAACCCATTTCCAAAGGTGAAAAAATGACTGAAAAACAAGATTGCAGAACTTATATAAAAAGTGGAGAACTAGAAATTGTCATTGCTGATAATCGCTTGACTTCAAAACAAAGAAATGCTCAAGCGTTGGAATTATTTCTAAAAGTCTCAAAAGAAACAACAATCACAAGAAAAAATATGGGAATTGAAAGGTGAACTATGAACGGTAAAATAATCCATGGCGATTGCTTAGAAGAACTAAAAAAACTCGAAGACAAGAGTATTGATTTAATTCTAACCGATCCGCCCTACGGTATTGGCATTGCCAAAAAAGGAACAGTAGGCGGAGGGTTGCTTGCAAAACCAAAGTTTTATGGAAACATAGATTGGGATAACTCAATTCCATCAGAAGAAATATTTTTACAAATGATGAGAGTTTCTAAAAATCAAATTATTTTTGGCGGTAATTATTTTACGAAATATCTTTCTCCATCTCCTTGTTGGTTAGTTTGGGATAAAGGCAGAAGTGGAATTAACTTTGCAGATGTTGAATTAGTATGGTCATCCTTTTCATCCCCCGCAAGAAAATTCAAATGGGTTTGGGATGGAATGAGACAAGAAAAAATGAACAAAAAAGAAATAAGATTCCATCCAACTCAAAAACCAGTGGGGCTTATTGAGCAAATCTTACTCTCATATTCTAAAGAAGGAGACTTAGTTTGCGATCCTTTTCTTGGTTCAGGTACAACAGCAATAGCATGTGAAAAACTAAACAGAAAATACATAGGTATAGAGATAAATGAAGAGTACATAAAAATAGCACAGCAAAGACTAAACGCCTTCAAAGGACAGACAAGACTCTAAAACGATTCTTTTAATATAACTTTGAAGTTTATTTAGGCATGCAGACATTAATTGTCAAAAACCTTTCCTACTCAACAGAACAAAAGTCAGACAAAAAAAACTACATGATCGAAGGATATATCTCTACTTCTGATCTTGATCGTGTAGGTGACATAGTAACAAAAGAATGCTTAGAAGACATGCTAGTACAAATCAAAACAAAAAATATCAAACTAGATGTAGAGCATGAAGTAACCGAATCCTCAAAACTACCTATCGGCAGAATAATTGATGCGAAATTGGATTCAGTGGGATTATATGTAAAGGCAGTTTTAAATGATGCTTCTCCTGAATTTGAAAACGTATGGAAATCTATTCGTAATGGATTCTTAGATGCCTTCTCAATTTTGTATCGTCCAGTAGCTGCCGTAGATAAGTTCGTCAATGGCAAGAAAGCACGAATGCTAAACAAACTCGACTTAGTAAATGTAGCTCTAACAGGAAACCCTGTCAATCCTCAATGCGTACTCACAGATGCATTTGCAAAATCGTTAAATTCTCTTAAAGGTGAAAACATGGAAAATACTCAAGAAGCAAAATCTGAAAAAGTAGAAGCAAAAGCAGAAGGTCAAATGCCAGGAAATCAATCCGCAAATGACAATGCAATGGCAGCATGTCCAATGGGCGATAACTGCCCATATGCAAAAAAATACAAATCAATGGTAGAAGAACAAAAAATGTGCGGAGCAAAGAAAGCAGAAGAAGCACCTGCAAAGGATGATGAAGAAGACAAAGACAAGGAAATGGAAAAGTCAATCAAATCCCTTACAGATGCAGAAGCAAAGAATGTCGCAAAGATTGCAGAACTAGAAAAACAAATAGTTGAAATGAAATCAATACTCACAAAGCCGATCCTAAAAAGTATCGGCCCAGAGCGTGATTCTGTCTCAAAAACAGCAGAACCCGAAGCCAAGAGCATCAAAGGTGCTCTTGATTTAATTTAAGGTGAATTTTATGTCAGCACAACTCGGAAACGCAGAAAATGTAGCCATTGGGTCGGCGTATGAAGTTTCATTTGGTCGATTGCCACATGACACTATGTATCAAAACCCTTATGGTCTTAATTCAAAAAGTGTAACGGTAGACATGAGAGCAAAAGGCGGAATGATCCACGATGCTTTCATGCGAGGAGTAGAAAAGAAAGCTCAGACCATAAGCGGTCAAACAGCACTTTCAGGTGCAGCAGCAGGTTTGCCAACTGTTCCAGTTTATCTCGATCCAAGAATCGTGGATATTACTAGAAAGTACACCCCAGCAGTTGAATTAATTCCAAGAACAACCTGTAATAGCAATGTTTACACCTATTTGAGAATAACTGCAAAAGGTGGTGCATTCGTTGCAGCAGAAGATGCAGCATTGTCTGAAACAAACACAACTTATTCAAGACAAAGCGTCTCAATCAAATACTTGTACGCAGTTGGTCGTGTAACTGGTCCTCTTATCGCAGCTCAGCCATCTTTCATCTTGGAAGGTATGACTTCCGTTGGTGGAGATCGAGGCGCATTCGGAGATCAATCAGCACCAAACGCAAAACAACAAGAAGTTTTAGTTCAAGCAAGAGCATTAAGAGAACTTGAAGAAAACTTAATCTTCAATGGAGATGTTTCTTCAAACCCACTTCAATATGATGGTATTATCGCAACTATGTCTTCAACAAACACAGTTGCAAAGGCAGGTGCAGCAATTACCTTGGAAGACTTGAACACAGCAGTTCAAAATGCATTCGATGATGGAGGAAGACCAAACGTTGCATTCTGTTCTTCAGCAGTATTCACAAGCCTTCTCAATTTGATTGAAGCAAAGATTGGTTACTTGCAAGCAAACCAAACTATCTTCTGGGGAGCAACAAACATCACATACTATTCGATGGTTGGTCCAATTCCAATTATTCCAAGTATGTACTTGTCGAATACCGCTTCTTCAAGAGCAATATACTTCTTAGATATGAGTGTTGTCCAAATGGCAGTTCTTCAAGATATGACGTATGAAGAATTGGCAAAGACAAACGACTCTGAGAAATTTATGCTCAAAGTCTATGAAGCATTGGTCATCAGAGCGCCAACTTTCTGTTCCTCAGTAACTGGAATCGGAACCTCTTAGGTGTTTTGAAATGGCAAACGTTACTCAGACAAGTTTGCAGGTTGCTCCTCTTGGAGGAGCTACTGCGGCAGGTCTTCGTGTCGGTTTTATTAATTCCGCCACAAAGGCTGCTCAAAATGACACAGTAACGGTTCCAAATGCAGCCGTTATTGAATGGGCAATTTTGACAATAGATGCATCTGGTGCAGCAGAACCATACACCATTGCAACTAATGTAATCACACTGACTTCAGCAACAACTGGGGCAGTAAGTGGAATAATTTTATACAGGTGATAAATCATGGTAGATATTACATCAGGATTAGGAACAATAAAACAGACAAGTCCAAATGCAGGTTTTGTGAGAATTATCGTCCCAACAGCAGCAACTGCAAACTCAGGAGATACTTTCACAGTTACCTTAAGCCAACATGGTATTTCCCCAACAGGTCTTATTGGCGTTTTGGGTTGGGTTCACACGACAGCTAATTCAGTTGTTGTTCAAGAACAACCAACAACATCAGTTGCAGCAGGTGTTTTAACTGTAACTGTTGGTGGATCTTCAGTAACCAATAAAGGAAGATACTACGAAATAATTGGTACTTCTCAATAATTGGTGATTTGAATGCCTATTGTAAAAATGAAAGGGACTGGATTTTTGGCTTTTGTAACTGATGAGGATCTCAGAAGTGGGAGACTCGTAGGTTTGATTGAAAATCATCCAAAAGTCGAAGAAAAACCAAAATCTAAGTGATTTAAATGGGATATTGCACTGTCGCACAGGTACGGACAATAATCGGGATTCCTTCTGGTTCAGATAGTCCTATCTCTGACAGTGACATATCAACCCATATCACTTTTGCAGAACAATACGTTAATGAATACACAGGAACCGTTTACTGGTCTATTGAGGATTCAGGAACAGCCACAGCAGGCGGATCCACAACTCTAACCGATTCAGGTAAAAACTGGACAACTAATGCATACGCAGGTTATACTGTTTGGGTATATGGCGGAACTGGATCAGGACAATATCGAGTTATCTCATCAAACACTTCTACTCAACTAACTGTTTCTGTTGCTTGGACTACAAACCCCGATTCATCAAGCACATATAGAATTGTTCCCCCTTCTAATCCTGCGGTTAGACTAGGACTCACAACAACCTATGTTTTGCTAGACGGATCAGGAACAAACACACAATTTTTAGATTATTATCCTATTCAAAATATTCGAAGTTTGACCATTGCAGGAACTGCTGTTGATATTGCTGATTTGGCTATCTATGCACAAACAGGACAGGTTACACTCAAAAGCACAGCAGATGTAAGCGTTTTTAGCATTTTAGATTACCAACAAGTACAAATAGACTATTTCTATGGAGTTTATCCAATTCCGACCATTATTTCGCATTTTACAGCCATATGCGCAGGAATTTCAGCATTGATTCAACAACAAGGCGGAACTTACAAAGATTTCAATTCAATTACTCTCCCTGAACTTTCAGGTTCAAAAGGAGATGTGGATAGAAAGATTCGGGGAACAATAGATTCCCTGCTTGAACAAAAAATGATGTATGAAGGCATGATAAGAAAGAAGCCTCTACTCTACCAGGGATAAACATGGTTGGATCTAGCCCTCTACCCCGAACGGTTTTTGTTTCTCAGTATATGGGCTTTTTTGGAAATTATGTTGCACGTCTTCCCGTCGTAACGACTTATGATAACAGCACAGGTGGCGAATCATTCACCTACTCAACTGCTCAGATTATTTTAGGCGCATTGGTTCGCTACAAACAAGACTGGATGTTTGACAAAGCTGGAAACATAGAAGGCGGGGATGCCTACTTAATGACTTCAGCAGGCAACACAATTGCAAAAAATGATCTAATCTATGGAGAAGGTGTTCCTATTTCAATTTCTTCAATAGATGGGGACGCTACAACTATCAGTATTACTACCTCAAGCGCACATGGTCTTTCAGCAGGTCAATCAATTTACATTCATTCAACAACAAACTACAATGGCGTTTATACTGTTGCAACTGTGCCAACCACTACAACTCTCACCATTGCAGATACTTCTCATAATGTTGCCGCAGAGACAAGTGGTAAGTTAGTTCGAGACTACAATATCTTTAGAGTTGAAAACTTAGTTACTCGTGAGGGCGGATTCGGTTCCTCTCAAGAGCAGACATATACTTTCTGCAATCTATTTCTTTATAATGATTCCTGACTGACCCATCCTTAAATAGATCTTAATTCTATTAAAATATATGGTAAAATTCACTATATCTGTGGATGAAGAATTTGTGAAACTTGTTCGTGAAACTGCTAAATTAGAAGGAAGAACTATTTCTGGATTAGTTAGAATCGCAGTAAAAAAACACATTGAACGTAAATGACTAGCGATCCGCTAGCCCTTATACGTTTAAACGTATAAACTCAGTTGTATCTATTCTGTTATCTCGATAATTTGTTTATTTGTAATCAAATTGTTACATTAACGACATAACTTTATAAATGTTACTTTGAAAATGTAATATACGGGAAAGTTCCGTTCAATTCGGATGGAGATGTGAGGTTGTGCACAATTTCACTATTACTCATAGTGTAAGGTCGCACGTCCCGATTTATGCCTAAACGATCACATCAAGTAAATCCATTAAAGCAATTGGAGTTCTTGGGATATATTGCTAATCCTGAAACTTGGTATTGATGTTAAAATTTGTAGAAGTTTGTCAATGGTGCAGATAATCCTTCCGTAAAACGTACGGTACTCGGAGAAATCGCATTCTGCAAAGATCGGGGCAAAGTGATGCTATGAAAAGAATAGTAAGTTTATCAGGGGAAGAAATACAAAAGCTCAGCAAATACTCAAAAGATTTTCATGTTGCATTAGGGATAGTTCTTGCTCTTTTAGAAAAACAAGAACCAATACAAACAAACAAAACAGATATCCCAGAAGGTTATGAACTAGTTGGAGAAGTAGACATTCCCGATTCAATGCTAAAAAAAGAAATGCAATTAGTTCCTGCAAAGGTAGTTACGGATGAAGATTTAAAACAAAGAGACCAATTCGCAAAAGAGATAATTGGAATAAAAGGAAAAACACTATTCTTTGAAAAGAAAGACGGGGGAACCTGGAAGTACAATCTGCTTGATGAAGCTTCGGATGAGATAATTATAAAGTTGCAAGAAAAGCAGGAAGCACAAGAAAAAGTTTTGGGACTTGCTATTTTCCAAAACCAAGGAGATAAGAAATTCCCTAAAATAATCCAAATCTCTATCTAATTTTTATCTCAGTAAAACAATCCTTTTAATATAAGATTCGAATTTTCTAATCTATGATTGAGATAGACAAGGCAGATCTTGATCGAAAGATGAATCTTGCAATAAATGAGATTGCAATTCTTCTAACCCAAGAACTCGCTCAGGCGTGCCCTGTTGATACTGGCTATCTCAAGAATTCAATAAGTTACAAGATTGAAAATGACACAATTGTCATTTACATGGCAGATTATGCCGATTATGTTGAGTTCGGAACTCCCCCACACCTTATCAAGGCGAAAAACAAAAAAGCGCTACATTGGAAGGATGGGAACAAGGATGTTTTTGCAAAACAAGTAAATCATCCTGGAACAGCTCCGAATCCTTTCATAAGAAATACAATGATGAATAAGTTTCCACAAATCGTGGAAGCAGCATTAAAAAAACATTTCAGCTAGGCTGGTTGATCCAGATGGCGAAAGCTCAGGAGAGTCGAAATGGCAAGAGTAGATTTAGCAGCACTGAAAGAAGAAATCCTCGTATTCTTGAGGAACCAAAACTTCCTAACTGTGGGAGTAAGAGGCGTAACTACTACTAGCGATAGCTTCACCGCAGGGGTTGGACAGACAACATTTACTCTTTCTCAAACGACCGTGAAAAATGTTCGATCAGTCACGCTCAATGCATCTCCACTCACTTTCGGAACTCAGTACAGCGTAAACTATCAAACAGGTGTCGTAACCATCCCATCCGCCAGTTCTGGCAATGCAATCGTTGTTCAGTATGATTATGGTTCAACCGACAAGATATATTCTGACTTTCCCCAACCCCTTTTAACAAGATCAGACTTCCCCAGAATAGGTTTTGATTATGGACCTTCAGTTGTTCAAGAATTTGATCTTGGGGCAAATACAAACAAAATAGAATGGACAATGCAAATTGCTTACTATGATACTTCTATCCGTAATGTCGATACAGTTACAGAAAATCTAAGAAATATCTTCTTAAACAACAAAAAGAACTGGTACAATACCGACTTCATAACCTGCAATGGTTTTACTCCAATGCTTATTTCTCCATTTGGAAAAGATAAGATATTTACAAGGTCGATTTTATTAACAATCGGCCCAACAATAGAGGTGCCTTGATATGGTAAATGTAATTTCAGGAAGAACAGGAAGACTAACCATGGCTAGAGAAACAACATGGGGAACAGCGGTAACTGCTGATAGAATAGTTGGACATGTACAAAGTGTTTCAAACAACACAACCCAAGAAGCAAGCAATACTTTTTCGATGGGGCAAGCACAAAGTGCAAGTGTTAATGCGGGATCAGTAACTCCTGGTGGGTCAGTTGAAGTTGCAACAACAAACGGAAGATTGTTGGAATATGCAATCTTTGGCGGAACCACAAGCAATGTTGATACCTCTAGCGATTGTACACATACATTCGTTTGGTCGAATGATCTTCCTTCAGAAACAATTGAACTAGGATATGATGAAGCAACAGATTCGATAGAAAGATATGAAGGTTCATTTTTCAAAAATGCAAGTATTGGTTTTGGTGGAATTAACGAACCGCTCAAATTCAAAGGAGATTTCGTATCTGAAGATCTGATTACCGATCAAACCTCACTCGTAAGCTACACAGTTCCAACAACACGACCTTTAATGGGTTATCAAGCTGCACTTTCTTTAGGTGGAAGTTCAGTTGATTATGTTCAAAGTTGGGAAGTTTCTGTAAATAGAAACAGCAAGGTTGGTCATGCAATGGGTTCAAGAAAACCCGCATTTGGCGGATCCCATCAAGCCGAAGTAACTTTCAAGGCAACAGTCGGGACTCCTGTCGGTTCTGGATCTATGACTCAATTAAACCGTTTACTTGGTGCAGGAACAGGAATCACTGCTGCTGAACCATCTCCATTCGCCGCAGTATTTTCTGCAAACAATGGCGTTACTCTTGGTTCTGGAAGACACGCAATAAGTTTGGCATTGGCAACAAATTCGCAAATGGCTTCGATTTCTCGACAATCCCAAGTGGGCGATTTTGTTATGACTGATATTTCGGGCATAGGTATTTTGGGAACAACTACTTATGTTGATCAGGTTTTAGCAGCAAACTGGTGATATTAATGGAAGAATTAAAAGTTGAATACGAAGGAAAACCCGTTTCTCTTCGTTTTCAAAATCCAACTCGAAAGCACAAACAAGATTATTTAAACAAAGTATTGCCTATGAGCAAGGAAGCAAAAAAAGTTCAGGAAAAAATAGACTCTGAAGATTTTGAACCTGAATCTTTTTTCAAGGTTCAATCTGATTTGGATAATTTGAGACATGCATTACTATTAGATTTACACGATAAATCTATCTTGAAAACTCTTAGTGATTTTGATAAAATCGCTGCAAAAGATTTGGAGAGAATGTATGCTTGGCTAAACGATGCCTTTGGATTAAGTGCTAAAAAACAGGATTTTTAAAATTAGTCAGAGAGGTTGTTGAAGTTGAAGATCCCAAAAAAATTGAGTGGCTCATACAAATCGGAAAGGTCCCTCAATCCGTGGTCGAATACTTGCAAATGGAGGCACTCAGTTATACCTATGGATGGACTCCAACTCAAATCCTCAATGAAGACTCAGAAGCGCTCGATGTTTACTTGGCAATTCTTAGCGCAAGAGGGAAAAAGCAGGAAGCAACTATGTCAAAACAGGATCGAAAGCAATGGAGGTAATTCAGAATGGTAGAAATTCCAATTAAGGCCAAAATTGCAGTTGATCTCTCAGGAATGAGAACTCAATTACAAGGCATAACAAAAGCTGCTGCTGCTAGTCTCTCAGGAGCTACCTCTTCAGGTTCAGGTGGAAAAAATGCGCCTGGGATAGTAGATGGTCAAATAATTTCTGAAGCGTTATCTCCGCTAATTACCCCTATTCTAAACATTCTGAAACAAGTCTTAATTCTTTTAACTCCACTTGCAATAATAGTTGTTTTGCTTGAAGTGATCTCAGGAATTTTGAATGCATTTACTTCTGCATTTTCAAATGTTTTCCGTGTGTGGTCTGCTATCCTCATGCTCATCACTAAACTCTACGAACCAATAGTAAACTTGCTTATTCCGATCATGATCCCTGTTCTTATTGCTTTAGGAACTGCTGCTAGAATTATAAACACTGCAATGGCTCCCCTTTTTGCAGTTATGATGAAGATTTTTGGCGGGGGACTTGGTCAGCAATTCGGGCAACTTTTAGGTCAATACCTAGCTGGAACTCTTGATTTTTCAGGCTTCATTACTCAGGCAAGCGCATTATTTTCAGAAGCAATGACTCAATTGGTCGCATCTCCTGAATTTCAGGCAGCAGCACAAATGCTTACTCAAGTTATTCAGGCTGTGCTAGGTGCGCTATATGGCTTTTTGACTATGGACTTCGAAGGACTTCAAAAACTCTTAACTCAATACATAGGAAAAGATTTGGCTAATGCTGTTGTGGGAATGATTAAAGCAATTCAATTCTTCATAGGTGCAATAGTTGGCTTTGCAGGACAACTGATGGGTGCTGGCAACTTCGATAAATTATTCGGAGAAGGCAAATTCAGTGAATTAAAAGAGAAAAATGCAGGTGCTAGTGTAGGTGCGCAATTTGCCGCAGGACTTCAGGCAGTTTATGATTTTATTGTTTCAACACTTATTCCCGAACTACTAAGCTGGGTTAATTTTGTAAAAGATACTTTAATTCCTGCCTTAGATGACTTTATTAAAAACACTTGGCAAAATCTCAAAACAACAATACTTACATTCATTTCTGAAACTTGGAATAATCTAAAAGTTGCTGTTGATGCTTTCTTAAAAGAGACTTGGCCAAACCTAAAAACAGCATTGGAAACATTCTCAACTACAATCAATGAATGGGCAAAAATAGATTTTAAGAAAATGCTTCAGGATGCTGTTGATATGGTTGTTTCAAACTTTAAAAAAGGTGCAAAGATGGCCTCTCCTGCTGCTGGGGTAGCAGCAGATTTCTTACTTCCTAAAAAGAATGATTTCATAATGCGCCCAGGCGGAGGAGCAGTTTCTTTTAGTCCTGATGACACAATTATCGGACTAAAGGATGTTAGCAAACTTGGAGGAGGAACTTACATAAATGCCCCGATAACAATTAATGGTTCAAACTTATCTGCAAATGAACTAAAGGCAGTAGTAAGTGATGCCCTAGAAAGTGCAATGTCTAGGCAGAGTAGAAACGGTCATTTTCAGAGGGGATACTAGATGCCACGATACATCAGAATAACAATAAATGGAAGTTTACAGTTTCTTTTTATTCCTCAATCAACAAATGATTCTCAAACCCGATCTTTGCTTGAGTATGAATTGCCATATTTAAGAGATAAGATTCTATATGATCAAATTTCAACAAATGGTGATATTCAATTTAACGGAATTGTCAAAACTGGTTCTTCTTACCCATATGCAACCAATTTAGCTGCAAGAACTGCCCGAAATGCCTGCCTCACAACAAATCAAATAACGAGTTTTACTATTGAAGATGGCGATTGGAATGGCTCAAGCTTTTCAGCAAATGCAGCATATACATGGAATTTACCCGATGCAGGAAAATCTGCTCAAATACGACAGTTTAACATTAATGAAGCTCAAAACATAAATGAACTTACTGTTCAACTCATTATTACTCAAGGGGGTCAATTCTAATGGAGAACACTCATAAGTTAGCAATTGGAGTTGGGGGTTCAATTGTTTTAATTACAATTCTTCTTCTATCCTATTCTGGGACTGACTATGGTTCACTGTTTATTGAAAACTCAAAACTAGATTTCAAGAATCAATCATTCAATGATGCAGATTATTTAATTTCTCTAAAAGATGTTGTATCTGTATATCCAACTCATTCAGAGCACTTCTATTTATTACTTGTTCAAAACAACAAACCAAATGAACTAAAGGCTCCCCTAGATAAGTCTTTTTTTGTAACCACAGGACCACAAATAACCAAGGCTGATCTTTATTTAGTTCATAATCTTTCCATACAAAAAGACGGTTTTGCAGTTCAGTATCACAAAGTAGATTCAATAAAAATACCAAGTCAGTTGGCAAGTTGGTATCTAATCAAATTAACTACACTTCCATTTCAAAAAGGTGAATTTAATGTTACTATCGGAGAAATAACACTAGATCCAGAAATTTCAGCATGTGGGGCAATAAACACACCTGGCATCTATAATCTTACATCAAATATTACTAATGGGGTAAATTGCTTTTCAATCCAAACTTCAAACGTTTCTTTTAATTGTCTTGGTTTAACCTTAGATGGAAATGGAAGTTCAAGTGGCTATGCTTTCTCGGCAATAAATCAGACAAACGTATCTCTGAGCAATTGTACAATAACTGAATTCCAAACTCCTATCCAATTCACAAATAGCAACGGATCAGCCAATCTAATTCGTCTAATCAACAACACCGAAGGCTTCCAAACTTCCACAAACGGAACTCTGAATATTTCAAATTCATCAGTTCTAAACCAAACAAAATATTTCTATTCAAATTCTCCAATGAATCAAACCATTACCAATTTTACCTTTGGTATTTCAAACACATCAAGTAGGCTTTATTATCCTTTGATAAGTGCAACAACTCTAAACCTCACTAATAATTCAAATCTGATAATTGATCCTTCTTTTGTTTCAATTAATTCTTCTGCTCTTGCTAGCTTAAACACATCTGCAACTATCTTTTTAGTCTCAACAAATTGCACAAGCAAAAACATAATGAAAAAATCAGGTTATCCACTTACTGCGGCAGATATTATTGCAAATGGCACCTATCAAGGAAAACAAGCTAAGTGCGCATCGGGAATTGCAAACTTTACTGTTTCAGATTTTTCAGGTTATGCGCTAAACACTAGCAATTACAATGTTTCATTTGCAAATCCAAACGGATCTATCAATTTAGTTGCATCTGCTCCATACCAATATAACAACACTCCTGATTATCAAAATGTCTATGTTCCTTCGCTAAATTTCACAAATAACCTAAATACAACGATTTGGAATATCACAATCTATCTAAATCAAACACTCTCACTTCCAAATGGATCCGTAAATCTGTATGCCTACAATTCTCCTTATAGGCCTCCAAATATTACACAAAACTGGTCAGGGACAGGAAATGGAATTGTAACTATTCCATTTCTAATGACCAACAATTCTTCAACTGTTGTTATTCGCAGAATCAGAGCAAATGAAAGTATTGGTGTTTGGTTCTGGGCAGACTTCATTAATGTTACCGACAATCAAACCAAATCTTTAGATGTTCTAGTTGGAGGTGGAAACTAATGCCTCTTGATCTCTCTACTGTTTTCAGTAATTATCGAATCAGACATGAAGATGTTTGGATAATGGATCTTCCTGCTCTTAGTTTTATTTGTAAAAATTCAGCGAATGATTTAAGCGGGACTTTCTCAATAGAATATCCAAATCCTCTAGGTTTTGCAAAGGATAGATTTGAACACTTCGATAAAATGGAATTCTTCATTAAAGATCTTCAAACAAATACTCTTCTAAAAACAATGACAGGACAGATAAATAGAATAGATGCCACAAGCAAAAAAGGAGTAATCGGTATTGAAGGAAGAGGTCTCTCAGGTCTTTTGAGCGATCCCAAGGTTAATGGATCTTGGAGAAATCGAAGAGTTGAATATATTTTATGTGAACCAAATTTCGGAATCATAGCAGAATATTTTCAAGGAAGAATTACCACTTGGAATGCATTCACTAACAGGTTTGATCGCTTTGACTATTGGAATTCGGATTATTGGGGAACCCAAGAAAGTTGGACAAACATATTCAATGGAGAACTAGAAGTTCAAGGAGCAGGAGGTTCAACACGAAGAATCACTGGAACAAGTTCTTATGTTTATGAAGTGTTTGAAATAAGAGCCAAGGTAGATACTGCGGCAAACTCAATTCGCTTTGGATTTAGAAATTCAACTGGAACAGATTATGTGAGATTTGAATTAAATGCAGCAGGAATAAATACCGAAACAGCTGCTTCATCAACTGAGACAAGCACAGCAGTTACAAGCCCGCCTTCTCAAACTTCTTATCGTCATTATCGTATAGAATGGGCAAACGAACAAGTAATGTTCTTTATTGATGGCGTTCTCTATAATACCCATACGACAAATGTTTCTAATTTAGAACTTAGTCCATTTTTTGAAGTTGATAATAACACTTCTCTGCTTACTATCGACTACATAAAAGAAATTATTCTAACTCGTGAACTTGGGGGATACCTAGCTAAAAATAAGATTGCCAGTGATGTTTGCACTGATTTATGTGACGTAGGAACAGATACTGATTCATTTACCTATTTCATAGATGATGATTTTGATTTTAACTCAACAATTGTTGAATCTGTCCCAACTGGATTAGGCTTTGGATTAAGATCTTCCCTTTACACTACAAATGCAGAACAGATAATGAAAATAGAATTGAATGAAGAAGCAAAGGACCTTTACAATTCTGTGCGAGTTGAAGGAGGAGATCGTTATGTTGAATATGGAGGAACCTTTGTTGAAACAAAAGAAGGGGATGGAAAAACAACCTCATTCATTTTAGGATACAAAGCAGATAAACCAATGGTTGAAGTCGAAGTGAACGGAGTTCCCGTTGTAGAAAATACAGACTATACGGTAAATTATGGAACTCAAAACACGGTCATAACATTTACTTCATTAGTCCCTGGTGCAGGCCAAGATATTGATTTGGGTTATAATTATTTCCTCCCTATCATAGCAACTGCAAACAATACAGCTTCTCAACTTCAATATGGAGTCAAAAGAGTCTATACTAAAGTTGATGATACGATCATAGATCAAACCAGAGCTTTCAATTTCGCCCAAGCTCTCCTTTCTTATTTCTCAGATCCAAGAACAGTAATAAAAGTTACTGTTCCAATTCGACCAGCGCTTAAAATAGGCAATACAGTGACAATAGATGCGCCAGACCAGAAAATAGACAATACCCTCTATGAAATCATCGAATTGGAGCATTCAATTGGTTTAAGTGGTGCAGTAACTACAATGACTCTTGCAGATCAAGACATAGATACAAACGCAGAAATTCTTAGGGAAATATTACAACAACTTAAGGCAATTAGAACAAAAGGAGACACAGATTCAACGGTAGTTGAACAATATCCTCTTACTGATAATGTTGCTCTTTCTGAGGGTTTGGACTTACAAAGAACTTGGATTTGTGATAGTTTCATAGTTGGACATCCTGACGATAATGGAAGATTAGGAATAGGAACTATCCTAGATGAATTTGAATCATCTGTTGTTGCAAACTGGACAGGTTCAGGCTTTACAGTTGCTGCTGAATCGACAACATATAGAGTTGGAAGCGCAGCAATGAATCTAAGTTATGCATCAAGCGGAACACACACAGTTACTTCAACTCAATCCTTTGGAGATCTTAGTTCTTTTGTTGGAGTATCTTCGGGAACTCCTACCTTTGGGGGAGTTGGAATATGGGTTTATCTTGCCAATTCAGCAGATATTAGCTCAGGAAGTTTGCGCTTAGGAAGTTCTGCAAGCGATTATGTTGATACTTCATTTGTAGTCTTTGGAACAGGAAATGTTCTTAGGTCTGGATGGAATTATCTTGTTGCATACATGGATGGGGGATCAGTTACAGGAACTCCAAATTGGACCGCTGTTGATTATTGCAGACTTAGTTTTGTTGTGAACTCAGGTTCTGCAATAATTGTTGATTATCTGACAATTAGTTTGAGCGATTTAGCTTCTCCAAACCGAATTGGTCTAAATGGTCTTGGAAGGCGAGTGGTTAGTTCAAGTTCAACAATATTATAGGTGATTATGTGATTTTAAAGGATAAACTTAAAATTAAGGGAATTTTCAAAGCATATGCATTAGATACAAAATTACACGGAAAAAGAACAAATGAAAGTTTCAATGATCGTTTAAAATTAGCTCAACTAGTTCGGGAAGAACAAAATCTGATCACCCAAGTTGGATTTCAAACCTTGGCAAATAGAATTACTGGTTCAGGGACTTATGCATCAACTACCTATCTTTTTTTTGCAGTTTCAGACGGTTCAACTACTCCCACAATTACGGATACCGCTTCAACTTTTTATGCAGATGGAACTGATTACACCAAAGCAGTTGAATCAGTTGAAACATTCAACACCTCAACATTGCTTCAACAATGGAACTGCTTCTTAAACAGTGCAGAAAACACTCCTTCTACAATTAGAAAATTCGCTTTAATGAATGCAGCTTCTGGAACGGCAATGTTTAATGAATTATTATTTTCTGCAATAGATAAAAATTCAGGGATTGAACTTTATTTTACTTATCAGGTAGTATTTAGTTAGGTGTTTTTATGGTTGATGAAATTAAAATTGATGGAGATTCATTATCTGCTGATGATGTGAATGGTTTTTTAGCAAGTTTAGGGGGAGTTTTTCCTATTGATCTTCCTTATACGATTTCCCCTTCGGCATCTATAAGCACAGGGACTAGCATAACTAATCAATTTATTTTGCTTGATTCTCTGACTCACAGTGCTGGAACTCTAACGCTCAATTCAACTGAAGGAAGAACAATTTTATTTGTAAGAGGAAATTGCACATTACAATCAACAATTCAACTTGGCTCAGGTGGAGCAGGTACAGCTGGAGCTCCCATTGCTGGTTCAGGTTCTGGGGCAGGTTCTGAATCAAATGGTTCAGGTTCAGGAGGAACGGCAGGCGGAGATGATGGATCAACTGCGGCAAATACAGGTGGCGGTGGTGGTGGCGGATCTTATGGAGCAGGGGGAGCAGGTGGCCGTGTCAATGGTGGGGCAGGTGGAGCTGCTCAAACCGCAGTTTCATCATTTGTAGTAACTTCTTTTGATTATTTCTCTGTTGCTAGAAGAAATTTCTTCTTTGGTGCAGGTGGCGGTGGTGGTGGCGGAGTTACGTCAGGCGCAGGCGGTGGAGCTGGTGGAGCTGGATCAAAATCCTTATTAGTTATAGTTGGGGGAAATTTAGATTTTCAAAATACAGCATCTATACTTGCAAAGGGTTCAAATGGTTCTAATGCTTCAGCTGCTGGTGGTGGCGGAGGTAGCGGGGGATCAGTAATCTTTTATGTTTTTGGAAATGTAACCTCAGCAGGTACTATTAATGTTTCTGGAGGAAATGGGGGTAACGGCACAGGCGGTGGTGGCGGTGGTGGTGGCGGTGGATACATCGCTATTTGTCATAAAGGTTCTCTTTCAGATACTGGGACCTATACCACTTCAGGTGGAACTGGCGGAACGGGTTCAACGGCTGGAACTAATGGTTCTGCTGGTACAAAAACAACTTTCACTATTTCTTAGTAAATAGCGAATCAATTAATATATCTTTTTTTATTTTTTCTTTGGTGGTAACATGATTAAGTTGTTACAAAAAATATATGCTGAAATTCTACATATGATCTCATTGGCCTTACTTGGTCCCGAAAAAGATAAAAAAATGGTAAAACTAAAGGAAGTTCAAGTTGTCAATCAAAAACCTAAATTTGAAAGTAAAAAAACAGAACAGTTCTTCAAAAACGTTGAAAAAGAAACAATTGCAACTTCAATGGATTTAGTTGCTGAAACAACCCACGAGGACAGAATCTTAAGAATGCTTAATCTGATTTTAGATCAAGTACTGATTCAAACTTACAAAGCATCAGAAAATACTGAATTAAACTTAATTCATCCTGAATTTGCTCCTTACATTTTGACTTCAGGTGCAGCTATGGCATCTGAAAAAACTGAAGAAAAGATCCAAAGACTTGCAAAAGAAAAGGATCGAAGATATGCGTTGCTTTATACCCAGGAAGCTCTATCCGCCCAGTGGCGAAAATCATATGCAGTTCTTATTTCAGAAGCTGGAAAATACGAAACACTTGCAAATGGTTATTCTCAATTAAGAGCAAGATTGAAAGAACTTTGGAGACAGAGTATTTGGGCAGATGCTAAATATTCTGATGAATTTTTAGTTAAGCATTTGATTTCAGAACCAGAATTAGAAGAGTTCTTATTTGCATTGGCAAATGATGGTTTTGAATTTATGCTCTCAACCGATACCGATACAAAAAAGAGAGAAGAACAAACTAGGTGATATTGATGTATGAAAATCTCATAACCGCAGTTATAGGTGCAACTATTGCAACTATTTTTCACGCAGCTTCAGGAATTGCAGCAGCAAAGGCAGATGAAAAGGATAAATTTAAATTCGACTGGGAAAAATTAGCAACTTCATATGCCCTTACTCTCTCGGTTGCATTGGCTGTGAGTTCTGGATTCTTACCTCAAGAAATTCAAGGCCAGTTAGATGGATTTTTGGGTAATGATATTTTAGCTTATACTGGTTCAACGGTAGTTTTGAGTAAATTCATCTCAGCTGCTCAAAATACAATGAACAAAGAGGAACCTAAAAAATGATTTTTTCTTTTTCTTCAAATAATTCAGAAAAAAAAGTCTATTGCTCTATCTGTAAATCCATAACCCTTAAGAAAGCAAAAAATGCCTTTGGTCATTTAACTATCGCACACAATCGACACTGTCCTCTTTTCTAAAGAATGATTTAAATATAACCTTCGGGCAGTTTTTTCTAGTGGTTTTATGACTGGTGCTTTTTCTAAAAACGCTTCAAGCAATCTTGCAAATCAATTCAAAAATCTCGGTGGTTCTCCCTCAATAAATGGTTATAGTGTTCCCTCTACCTATAAAGGTGAAACATTAACTGAATTTCATGATGCAGGCAAAGTAACTTGTACAAATGCAAATCAAGTTTATGATTTGGCAGTTGATACCTCAGTTATAAATGGAACTAATAATGTTACTCATGGAGAAATCCAAGTTCACTTTAATGGTTTTGCAGATGTGACTGGAACTAATGACGCAGTCGAAATAAGAATTTATCAAACCAACGATGCAGATGGAACAGCAATTGGATCTCTCACTGCTGGTTCAACCTTAGTTTATAAGGGCCGTTTTAGTCAAAGCGACATAGTATCTATTCCCGTCATAAATAAATGGAATACAAGAAGATTCAAAATGTCTTGTGCTACTGCTGGTCAAACCTTCAACTATACCTTCCAAGGGGCATATTATACCCCACAATCTTAGTGAGGGATAAAAATGCAAAACAAAATCTTATTTTTGTTTTTGATTGTTTCTTTAGGTTTGGTTAGTGCAACCAATTTCAATTCTTGTCAAACCTTCGCTACCACGGATACTTACGACCTCACAGGAAACATTCAGGTTAATGGTTCGTGTCTTACTGTTGCAGTTGCAATTCCAACTGGCCGAACCGTTATTGATTGCCATGGGTATGAAATTCGAGGAAATTACACAAATGGGACGACTGGGATTAGTTACATTCTTTCAAATGATGTGACTCTGCAAAATTGCATTTTTAGAGATTTTGGAGCAAATTTAATAACTACCGATGGAAATAATTTGCTTTTCCAAAACAATACTTTCGATAATTCTTCTTTTACTAATGTTCAATTATGTACGACGACAATGTGCAATAATCTTACTTTCATAAACAATACCATTAGCAACGGTTTTAACAATGGAGTGGAATGGTACGGAGCTAATAATTCAATTTTCAACAACAACACTTGTTTCTTACATGAGCATGGGCACAACACTGACAGATGCCTGCATTTGGATAAAAATATGTACAACGTTGAGGTTGCCTACAATTACATGTGGAACAACACTCTGGGAATTAGATCAAATAATGTGAATATCTCAAATCTTTCTATTCACCACAATCAAATTCTCAACGTTACAAGTCAGGGTCTTAATCAGCAAATAACTTCAGGAATATTTGAACTTTTTAATTTCTCAGATAATAACATCACAGGAGCAGAAAACTCAATAGGTTTTGATTTAACTTTTCCTGCGGCATCTACTAAAGAATCAGATTGTGCGCAATATACAATAGAAAATAATTATGTCAGTGGAGGAATATTTATTTTCTTAAATGCTCTGAATTCATCTTCGGTAATTTCTGATTTGAATATTGGAGGAATGGCTCTTTGCAATGCAGATAATTTAACTATTCAAAATGTCAATCTTACTGGTGCAGGCGCAGGAAGAAATGCAGCAGAATTTATGCATGTGAATAATCTTACGTTGAGTAACTTCTCTGCAACTAATGTCTATACTGCATTGAGAGGTCTTATTGTCAATGATTCAATTTTCAATTTAGTAACTGTAAATGGAAGTCAGATCGGATCAATTAATTTCGCTGGGGGAACATCTAGCAGAAACAACATTACAAACACTGACCTCTATAATATTCCTGCCAATACCGCAATTTCTATGGGTGGAGTTGGTAATATTGTCTCAGATTTTTATATTCATGATTCTAACACAAGTGGATGGGTCATAGGTTTTCAATCTTCAACAACAGCAATAAACAACACCTTCACGAATGGAATTATTGAAAACACTCCAGTTGCAATTGGAATCACAAACCTAGGATCAGGAAACAGATTTCAAAACATACAAGAACAAAATGTTTCCACTGCATTTTTAGTTAATTCAACTGCAAGCGGAACAAAAACAATAACGTTGCAAAATATCAGCATTTCAAATTCAGGTGGGAATCCGCCTTTATTCAAATTTGATCTTTACGACTCGATTGCAGCAAGTGAGCAATATTCAATCGGGCTTCCTCGTGAGGATTTTGCTCCTGCTTCTTTAGTGAACAATAGAACTCTTTTCCGATACCACGTTCTGAACTTTACAAAAATTGTAGGAAGTCCTTCTATAGATTCGACCAATTTCACGTGGTTAGATAGTGAAATGTACAACGGATACAATGAAGCAACTCTTGAATCTTACTACTACAATTCTAGTTCGGGTGCATGGCAATTACTAAACAATACCCCAGATACAACAAATAATAAATTAGGCCAGAACCCTCTCGTAAATGCGGGAGTTTATGGCTTATTTGATTATGTAAATTGCCCTGTTTTCACAGTTCCTGAAAATTACGAAGTAATGCAAGATTACTCTGGTGCTCCTAATTTTTTGGGCGGACAGTTTAGTTGTATTTATATCGCAACGTCGAATATGAATCTTGAGTGCGCAGATCATAATATATCTGGTGATGGAACTGGAGGTTTAGGAATTTTCTTGGCAACAGGAGTTTCAAACACCTCTATTTCAAACTGCAACATAAACACATACTTTTACGGGATCTTTAATCAGAACGGACAAAATAACAGTTTTTCTCAAAGTACAATTTCAAGTTCAATCGCAAGTGGAATCTATTTGGATTCTAGCAACAACAACCAGATCACAAGCAACGACTTTATCGGAAATGCGCAGGCAATTGATTTAGTTTATGCGGATCAATATAACAGCATATATGGGAATCAAATCATCAACAGTAGTACTCGGGGAATAGATGTCTCAATTACCTCGAACCTAAACAACATTACCCTAAACTCGTTCTCAGGAAACAACATCGATATGACTTTCTTAAGTTCAACTGCAAACTACATTGCAGAAAATTCCTTTTCGGGGGCAGGGTTTGTTTCTCTTCAATTAGTGGGAGCAACCTCAAACCTTTTCCAATACAATCTTTTGGGAAATGCGGCAACCGCAATCGATATAAGTTCGGGCGCAGTTTCTAACTCATTCTACTACAATAACTTGACCTCAAATCCAAATGGAATTCTCATAGATTCAAGCAACAACAATGCACTTCAGGCAAACCGAATCACTGGATCCACATATGCGTTTAGGACAACGAATTCAAATGTGACTATTCAGGGAGATGCTTTTTATGGAAACGCTGCAGATGTAGAAGTAATCTCAAACTCAGGAACTCACTCTATTAATGCATCAAATGTTCTTTTGCTTCCATTTAGCGGAATTTTAGCAAACTATTCAAACATCAGTGTTTATGACGTTCAGTTAAATGCAGAGGACTATCAAATCAATTACGGGAGCGATATTCCGTATGAGGATGCAACTCATATAAAATTCAACAATAAACGAGTAACATTCAATGACATCGCATCAAACATGGATCTCGATTCACTAACCTACTATTATCTGCCTTCTGAACTGAATATGAGCGCAGACACGTTGCAAATGTATTCCTGGAATGGATCCACACTAAATAATTTAGGAGCAACACAAGGCGGAAGTGCACTCACAAAAACAAATCTAAATGGAGTTAATCAAGTTGGACTCTACTACGCACCTTTTGCAATTACTTCGTGTAGAACACTAAACCAGAGCGGAGATTATCAACTTGAAGCGGATGTTTCAGCTATTGCTTCTTGTCTTATCTTCAACAATAATTCGATAAACATAAACTGCGCAGGATCTACTATTTCAGGCCCTGGCAACAACACCGCAGGAGCGTATGGAATCACTTCCTCAGGTTTCAACAATTCTTTAATTGAGGAATGCACTTTCACCGACTTTGATCGAGACATAAGCGTTTCAGGTGGAAATAATTTCACTGTAAATAAGAGTACTTTCTATAATTCAAACACGGGTATTCTTTTCTCAAACCAAAATGGGTCAATCATTTCTGGAAACTATTTCACTAACATGAGTGTTTCTGGAGATTCTGCAATCTATGTCCTTTCAAGCAGTTCAAATATTCGTGTTTCAGGAAACCAAATTCAAAATGTTTTGGGAAGGGGAATCTATTGTGCATCGGTTACAAACTGCACGATAGAGCACAACGGTCTGGAAAACATTGGACGGATGGGGATAAGAGTTGCAAGCGGAAGCGGTGCAATCGTGAATAACAACTCCGTTTCAAACACAACTGATCGTCCGTATCTCTTTGATTTGAATCAGGCAAATATAAATATCACAAATAACTTTGCAAACAATTCCGCAACAGACGGTTTAATTTTTGACATATTAGGGACAAACATAATCGCAAACAACACGATATTAAATTCAGATTCACAGGACTATCGAATCACCACAACTGCAATGGATTGCTCTGGCGTTACTTGGATAAATAATTTAGGATCTGGATCCGTGCCTTATTTATTCAACAACACTCCTGGAGCAAGTATTTCTAATCAGCAAGTATCGGGTTTGATTTTGTGCGGTGCAAATAATTCCGTTGTGAATAATGTTACAATCTACAATCCTGCAAAGCACAACAATGTTTTAGACGTAATCTCTGCCTCAAATATAACCCTCACAAACATAAATTCATCCCACGGGTATTCTGGAATCATTGCAGTTTCCTCAACTGGTACGGTTCAAAATGCGGATCTTAGAAATGCGAATGGTGCTGCTATCATAGGCACAGGTTATGGATTCTGGGCAAATGGCGGAAGTTGGAATGTCTCAAATGCACAATCTTCAAATTCCCTTAACAATGGTTTTAGGGCAAGCAACAGTGGAGTTCTAAACTTAGTAAATATTACTTCAGAAAATGATTCAATAGGAGTTAGGGTTTCAACTGCTTCAGGGTTAGTTACTTTGATAAATAGTAGTGTTAGGAATTCTCAAGATGCAGCATTAAGCAACATTGGTGGAACTCTAATAACTAATAATGTCACCCTTTATGGAAATACTCTTGATGTGCTAGTTAATACGACTGCAAGTGGAGCTTTCAATTCAACTAATTTAACTCTAGGTTTCTCAAGCGGATTAAATCCTAAAGTAAATTTAGATTGGTATGATGTCATTGCAAGCGGAGATATTTATTCTGTTAAAATTGCATCTAACCCAGGCTCTCTCCCCTCTGGAAATTCATCAGTTCGAAATAAATATTTCAACTTCACACAAATCGGAAATGCAAACATTTCTCAAATAGATTTCAAGTGGGATGAACTAGAGCCTCTTAACGATTCGAATCTAAATGTTCAAAAATATACGTCAGTTTGGGAAGTGCCAACTCAAATTCTAAACACTTCAACAAACGAAATAACAATGACTTTCCAGAGCGGAAGTGGCATCTACGGTTTATTCGATGCCTCAGGGGCTTCTTATGGCGACCAGGATATTTTAATTCCTTTGGCAAATTTAGGAGCATATGGAATAACAGCTTATCTTATTTATCGGCAAATGCAACGCTCCCGTGGAAGAGGATCGAGGATATGGTTATTTGGGTGAGGTAGATGGCTCCAAAGAATCCTGATGCACCAACTTTGGCAGAACTGTATCGTGCTATGATGGAAGTAAGAGATGAATTCAGAGAATTTAAGGCAGAACTAAGAGCCCAAGAAACAAGAATAGATGAATTACGAAGTGTAGAACGAGAGCATGCAATACGAATTTCAAACAACGAACAAAATGTAAAAACCCTTGGAGATCGAAGTTGGCAGATCATCGCAGGTGGAATTCTATCGGTAATCACGGGCTTCATAGGAATCTTTATTTTTAAGAAATAATAAATAAAAGGTCTGTTACAATGGATTTTATGAAATCAAAAGTTATTCGAATTTCAGGAAAAATAAGAGAGTTTCTCAAAAAAATCCATCAGGATGAAAAAACAGCAATTGAAATTCTTGTTTTTAAACAATTTAAACGAGTGAGCGAATGATAAACACTTACGCAAAAGGAAACAGAATTGAAAAAGAATTAAGAGAAGCATACGAACGAAATGGTCACATAACCTGGAAACCATCACGGGCAAGATTCAATTCTAACGACATCTTCGGAGAGTTTGACTTTATAGCTCTCTCAACAAAACCAAACCAAAAAGGCACAGTTGCACTCGTTCAAGTCAAATCAAATGTTTCTGATTTTTACAGCGCAAGGACCGAAATTGCAGAATGGTTAGAAAAAAACAAACCGAATGCAGACATGCTCCTACAAGTAGCACTAAGAATAGAAAAAAATCAATATCGTTTTTGGTCAATTCGATTTGATGGATATTACGATGAAAAATTTAAAGAAAAAGCAAAAGATATGACAGTTAATTTTTCTGAGCCAAAATCAAAAGCCCAGAATAGTCTGCACTTTGAACTATCTTCGGATTAGGATCGTATAAAACAGACATCAAATAAGAGCGAGCGGTTATTCTAGTACATCTGTATTTTCCAATTATAACTCTTACTGCGTCATCTGTTGTTATCCCATTCTTCTTTTCTCCTTGCAACTGCTGCAAGAGATAATTCTCAACCCAATTAATTTTAGCGTTTCTTTCATTTTCACTTTTTTCACTCATAATAAGCACCTTTGTTTATATTTGTTTTTATGTAAGCATAGCTTTATATATGTTTATGTTTATATAGTTAATAGGTGATATGGTATGAAAACATACATGGAAACTTTTAAGAAATATGGAAAGGTCTTCTACGTTTTAGTTATAGTAGGCGCTAGAGGCAATTGTAACGTCTTTTTAGGTGGATTGGGGCAAGGAGTTCAACTAGGGTGAAAATATGGATCTAAAAGAATTTGCAGCACAAAAAGCAGATTATATTTCAACAATGCATGAAAATAATGCGAAAATTAGAGACTATGCTCTAAAAGAACAGGAAAGCATAGAAGAACTAATCAAGGTAAATGAAAAAATGGAATTGATTGAAATCTTTGAAACTGACAAAATAGTTAATGCAGTTAAGGAAGATGGCAAACAAAAATATACAAACGACACACAAAGAAAGTCTGCTTTGTTTGTTGTTTTGCAGGATCACGCAGAATACCAGGATCTCAAAAACAAGAAAAGAGAACTTGGTCGAAACATGGGCCTTGCAAAGATCGAAAAAGAATACACAGAAAGAAAGCTCCGAATCATGGAGAAAATATTTTAAGGTGAAAACTATGGATACTAAAGAAAATTTAGAACTACTAAAAAAAGCAATTGATAACGGTTATTCTCCACTCACAAGTGATACTTTGGTGAGGATAATAGATTCAGTTAAATCTAATCCTAAAGAAGCTGATGAATTGAGAGAATTGGGACTAAAAATTACGGAAGTAATTAGTAAATCAAAATCAAACAAATTAGTTATCTTAGCTGCACTTGGAACCGTTCTTTTGGCACTTGATTTGCAATTTGTAGCAAAAAATGCCGATCTTATTAATCTTCTTAATGATCTCGGCGGGGATGATTAATATGGTTGAAGTTGATAAAAACGAATATGGGACTCCCGATTTTTGTTTCAATATTTCTAATCAGGAATCTATGGAAATAATTGAAAAAGTTACTTATTTGATGAATTTGGATTTTAATATAGTTCGATTTATTAAAGATGTTTTGGGATATGACTGGCAATCCGAAGATAAAAAGTATTATGCTTGTTTTGTTTTGGGAAGATTAATAGAAAAAAATGATCAATCTCATAAAATTAAAAGCCAGCTTTTGGAATTGCGTGAATTAATTCAAAAAGAGATTTCTAAGGAGAGGGATTAAATGCTTGGCGAATGTGAAGTTTGTGGAAAAAAATGCGTAGGGAAAGATGGGAAGAAATACAAGAGATGTTTTGAGCACAAAGAAACTCAGGTTGCTCAGCCAGTTCAGGAGCAAATAAAAGATGATTATCCTGACAAACAAAATTACTGGGAAGCAAGGAACCAAAATGATCTCAAAAAAAACAAAGAGATCACAAGATTAGCATTACTCAATACTGCAACTGAAATTCTAAAACACAATAAAGAGACAGTTGCAATAACTGCTGCTGAGGTCATTAAGTTAGCAGAAGAATTAGAGGGATGGGTCAAAAAAGCCTAGGCAAAAGAGAGGGCAGAAAATACCTTATAAGTCCTGGATGATTTCATAATGTATCACCGTCTGCCCTTCTCTGCCAACTTTTGTGGTTCTCATGACAACTACCGAAGAAACAATGCTTCTAAAAAAAGCAATAAGAAAGTACGGCTCAGAATTGCAGGAACTAGTTGCAATTGAAGAGATGAGCGAACTCACAAAGGCAATAATAAAGATTCGCCGAAAACTCAAGGAAGATGCAGAGTTTTTCGCAGAAAGAGATAATTTAATTGAAGAGATCGCAGATGTGGAAATAATGTTAGCACAGTTAAAAATAATTCACAAATGCACAGAGACAGTAAAAAAGAAAAGAGAGCAAAAGTTAGCGAGATTGTGGGAGCGACTTGAATTGGATAATATCGAAAAAATATTAGAATAGGGGGAATGCAAAATGCACTTATTTTCTCGAATAGAAGGTTATAGAGAAGGACACGAAAAATTATTGAAATCGTGGCCTGAGGGATTGGATGGGATGCCTTTGCCATCAGGAGGGGCATTTAGAGTTCGATACTCATTAGATTATGATTTTACTTTCCCCGAAGAAGATCTTGCTTTTGTAGCTGCAAACTTTCAACATAACCACATATACACAAAAGAAAGACCTATTGATCCAAAAGCAGGAAAATGGCTAAACAATTCCTATCCATTCAAAAAACACTTTATTCATATTATTTTGAGATACGTTATTGTTCCTATTTTAGGAGTTTTTGGATTCAAGGCAATTCCAATTCTTCCACGAGCTAAAAAAGGAAGCAAAGAAAGATTCTTGACAGATCATTTGATTTCAGTTTATCCTATTGCAATTTTACCTGATGCTAAAATTTGGAACGGAGCGCACAATAAGTGGGAAGAGCAGATTTAGTGTAACAGTAACAAATATAAATTTTTTCTTCTTTAGTATTCTGTGGTAAAGCGCAATTCTGAAGAAGACAAACTTCAAAGAAAAAAACATGTATCACTAGTTTTGAGCAAAGCAAGAAGAAGAACTCCTGAAGAAATAGAAAAAATAAAAGATCAGATTCGTGAAGGCATAATTGCAAACACACCACACAAGCAATTAAAAGAAGAATTGAAATTGGGGCATGGAACTTTCTATGATTACTTAAGATCCGTACAAAAAGAGTTCATGGAAATAAGAATTCAAAATCATGAGAATCTTGTTTCTGAATATTCTATGCGAATTGAGGACACTTGCCAAAAACTTTATGAGGCATATCAGGAAACAGGGAAGGCATTTTATTTAATTGAAAGAGCAAAAATCTTAGATTCATTCTTTGGAAAATTACAATCTGCTGGATACATTCACAACAAACAAAATCCCGCTTCGATAAATATCGTTGCAATTAATCAGGACATCTCTAAATTTTTATCTGACGTCGGAAAAGAACGTAAGGTCTTAGAGGTGTCTCAATAAGAATTTTGCAAGACTGCCCCCAATGCACTTCGGTAAGTTCTAATTCACGCAGACGGGGAAGATGGAGAGTTATTAAAACTCCTCATCGTTATTTATTAGAGTGTCCTTACTGCAAATATGTAATTGAGATAACTCTCAAGTGCATCGTTTGCGGAGCAATTAATCTCACAGGCAAAAATGCAGATTCAGATGTAACACACAGGCTCATCGAATTAGATGAAAAAAATATTGAGGAAGATAAAAATGAAACTGAACCAGAATTTTAAATATGGAAGAACCCCAGAAGGACGATTAATTAGAGAAGTTATTTCAGATTTTCCACTCTATTTAAATGCGGAAGAGTGTGGAACTTCTCATGAAGAAGTAAAACAAATTTATTCAGAAGAAGGGGAAAAAATATTTTTAGTTGAAGCAAAAAAGAGAATGCAACAAGTATTTTCTGATTTGGAGAGAACTAAAAAAGATTATGATAGAATCAAGGATGTTGCTCCTGATTTTGATTCGGACCTTATGGAAAGACTGGTAAATGGGTTTAATGTCATTCGGGAAGAATTAGATACTCTAAAGCGAGAAGCTAATAAGGCAAAATATGCAAAACTTTCTGAAGCAAAAATAGAAAATCTTGAAAGCATTGCAGCAAAGGCTTCTCTCAGATATAACTTATCTGCAAAGTTGAAAGAATACGAGAAAATGGCAGAAGTTGTTTTAAAAGAAGTAAGTGCACTCAAAGAAGCAGGGATTGATTTATCGGAGATGATTCCTAGTGAATTCTCCGAATCAAAAAATTAAGGACTTTGTGAGGTTGGTCTTCAAAAAAGACCTATATCCTCATCAAGTTGAATTTATTACGAATGCGTTAGCTTTTGATCGAAATTCGGCTAGATGGTGCAGACAGACTGGTAAGTCCACATCTGTTTCACTAATAGCCCTTCTTTTTTGCATGCAGAATCCAGGCAAGAAAGTTTTAATCGTGGCCCCTCGTGATGAGCATGTCGGGGAACTTTTTGACAAAATCAGAGAGCATGCTTTCATTGCAGATGAACAACTTCACAACATAAAACGAATAACAAAACGCAGTCTTGAACTCATAAATGATTCAGAAATAACGGCAATTACGACAGGAGAAAAGGGTTTATCTATCAGAGGTAAAACCGCAGACTTATTAATCATAGAAGAAGCCGCATTCGTAAAGCAAAAAATATATGAGGAAGTTTTAAGGCCAACAATCCTACAAACCAGAGGAAAAATAATCGAGATAAGTACTCCGTGGGGAAAGCAAGGATTTTTCTATAAACATTCAACTGATCCACTCTGGAAGCACATACATGTTCCCTACAAAAAAGCTATTGAATACGGAATAATTGATTCATCTGATTTGGAAGCAATTAAACAAGAAACAGACGAATTAGTTTTCAAGGCAGAATATGAAGCAGAATTTATTTCAGCAGCCAACAATTTTTTCAATCCTGATAGTCTTATGGATGCAATTTCAGATCAAATTAATGAGATAACTGAAAGCACTCTTTCAGTGATTCCAGTTCCTGAAGGTGAATATTACTTAGGTGTTGATCTAGCAAGAACAGGAAATGATAAAACCGTTTTTATAGTCATGAAAAAGGATCCACAAGAAAAAAAACATGAGATTGTTTTTATAAAAGAATTTTCTGGAGTATCTATTGATAAATCAACTGAATATGCACTCTTTCTAAATGAAAAATTTAAGTTCAAAAAAATATATGCAGATGAAACTGGGATGGGCGGGGGTTTTGTAGATTTCTTATCTAAGGATCTCAATTCTCAAATGTATCGAAAAACAGAATCTACTCTATACCCTAGAACTAGATATTCATCAGATATAGTTGTTGGTGTAACATTTACCAATAAAAGTAAGATGGAATTATTTTCTCATTTGAAGATACTTCTTGAAAAAAGACAAATTAAATATTTTCAGAATAAAAAGCTTCTCTATGAACTTGGAACTTTTGAGTATGAATTAATGCCAGACAATCGAAATTTAAAACTACATCATCCTGATGTTCCAAATGCTCATGATGATTACGTCGATGCGCTTGCTTTAGCTGTCCAAGGAACCAGAACCAATACTGCTTCGATAGTTTTTGCTGATGAGATTACCTATTAATATATGTTTTGAGGTTTATTTACCATGCGCACTAATACTGATTTTTATTCACATCGAAAAAGCTTAGGTTCTCCTCTGAATGGAGACGTTATGATTTACAATGCTGCTGATTCAATTCTCAAAGCAGTTATGCCTCAATATCTTTTTAAGCCCCCATTTGGTTATCCTCGCCCAGTCTACACTTATTCTCTGCGTTCTTTGGCAAAAACCGCCTACGTCTTTCCAATTATTAAAACAATTGCAGATGAAATTTCATCAACGGATTGGACTATTTCAATGACCGAAGAAGCAAAGGAAGCTGGCATGAAAGAAGATTCAAATCTTCGTTACAAATATATAAATTTCTTAAAAAACCCAAATGTTAATGACGATAGTTTCCAATCTCTTTTAAGACAAGCAGTTTTCGATTTATGTGAAATTGGCAATGCAGTTTGGGTAAAATGCTTTAATCCAGCTGGTCAGTTAGTTGAACTTTATGCAAAGGATGGTGCATCTTTCTTAAAGAATCCTGACGTATATGGAACCTATCATAAACGAGTTGAATTTGTAGAACCTCTATTAGAAGGTTACATGAAATACAATGCAGCTCAGCAAGTCCCCCCAACTCTTGCAAATCTCGGTGCTCCTGAAGGCCCAGATGCAGAAGCCCTCAAACAAAAATATTCATATCAATATGCTTATCGTGCAGCTTACTTCCAATATGGTATAAACTTTGCAGCATTCCCAATTCCTTTTGGAACCAGGGAAGTAGTTTACATGGAATTGAATCCACGTACAGATCGCATCTATGGCTATTCTCCAGTTGAAATGCTTGCAGATGTTGTTCTCACTCTCGTATATGGTTCTAAATATAACTTAGATTTTTATTTGAATAACAATACTCCTGAAGGAATTGTTGAAATGCTCGGAGCAAAGCAAGAAGACATAAATAGCATGTCTGCTCGTTTAGCTGGCCTTGTTCGAAGTGAACCTGATGTTTTTGGAATTAAAAGACGACAAAGCTTTAGGATAGCTGTTACTCCAAATCCCGTTAAATTTACACCATTCCAAATGAAGCCAATTGATATGCAAATTCTCGAACAACAAAAATGGTTCTATAAAATTGTCTTAGGTTGTTTCGGTGTAAATGAAAACGAAATGGGAATCACAGAAGATTCCAACAAATCCACTGGCCAAGTTCAAAACATCATTCACAAAAGAAAAGCCCTCAAACCATTCTATGATCTACTTGCACATTACATAACTACCCAAGTCTTAGCAGAATTTGAAGAACTAAAAGGCTATGAATTTAAATGGAAAGAATACGATTTAGATGAAGATATAAAGAAACACGCTCTCTATGAAGCCCAAATTAGGATGGGAATAAAGACTCCCGAAATGATTGCAAAGGAGTTGGGAATAAATACCGAAGAACTTTCAGCTTCTAAACAAAAACAAATGAAGGAAAATCAGGCAAATATGAATCAGGAAATGAATACAAATAACTTTGAAAAAGGAGATCCGAACGCTTCTGAAAAAGTAGCCAAAGAAGAAGTTCAAATAAATAAAGAAGAGAAAAAATCAATCACTAAAGAAAATAACGAAGATAAAAACGAGATCAAAGATTACATCAAGGAAGTATTTGGAACTTTGCTTGAAGAAGTAGATAAACTAGAGGGTTAAAATGGAACGAAAAGCAAACCTAATCGTTGAGCTCCTTAATCGGGCCATCAAAATATTTTCAACTGAAAGCTTCACGAATGTAATTACCAAATTTATTTTAAGAAATTACGAAAAAGGATCCACAACAATTAAATCTCCCGTGCCACTCAAGCCAATTATTCCAGACCCAAATAAAGTCAAATTGATGGCTCAAAGCATGCAAACAGACATACAGGGAGTAACTGAAGATCTCAATAGGCAAGTGCAGCAAACTGTTAGAGATGGAGTACTAAATAATGAATCTCCATCCGAAATAAAAAAGAGAATAAAATTACTTCTCAACCCAACCGACAAATTAAAATCAGAGCTTCCAAGTGGGCGAAAACTTAATTGGTCCGATCGTCTTGAAAATATATTCAGAACCGAGTCGGTAAGAGCTCAAAATTTAGGAAAGTTCGACAGTTTCAAACAAACTGGATTGATTGGGAAAAAATATGTTTCAGTTCATAAGGATGAACGCCTCTGTCCTATCTGTTCTGCGGCAGGAGAAAAATACACAAAAGAAAATGCCATAGATCCAAATGAACCATTTGAATTTGATGCTGAAGGAAATAGTTATTCAATCTTAGTTCCTCCTTTTCATCCTCAGTGTAGATGTCGATTAATGTTCAGAATAGATTAATTTAAATATTTCATTGTTCTTTTACTCTTTAGTCAAAGCAGGGTTTGGTTTGATTATGTTCCAGACGTAATCCTCCTCCAAACCCGACTTTGTCTCTTCTATGAGTTTCGAACATTAGGAGGGTGTGTCCAAGCTGCCGCCCATATGCAGATCTCAGCACCCTCCTCTCCTTCTATATACCAAAAATAGCGGAATATATACCACTTGCAAAGTCTTTATAAAGAAAAATTCTTCTAAGAAAATCATGAGATTATATCAAAAAAGACATATCCCAAAAAACGACACAGACAAGAAAGCAGAACAAGGAGAAATGAGAAGAAAGAAATACTTTGGCTGTGTCGAAAGTCTAAGGCAGTAAGTTTTTTAAAGTTTATTTTGAATATAGTTATAATTAACAGTCAGATCAATTTAAATCCAGATGGACTTCGCAAGAGTCTTGTTGTGTAAGGGCCTCATACTGCGTGCTTGAGGGAAACTCAAGAAGTAGGGATTCGCATCCGAATACCTGAGCGGGAGAGGACTTACAGAACAACATAATTAAGAATCTAATTTTTGAATTTATTGCATGTCAATACGAAAACTCAATAAGCTATCAAAACTGTTTCAAGAGGCAAAGAAAGAACGCACAGTAAAGAGCGTTAAGAGGGTTTTAAGCTTCATCAGTGGCTTAGACCTATCCAAGTTCAATATTGTGCAGAAAACCGAAGTATTCCTCTATTGCGACCTATTAGTGAAACTCAGAGAAGATCTCATTCCCCGTGTAGCAGCCTAATTCTCGTATCCAGATTTGAACTGGAGTTTGAAGGTTCAAAGCCTTCCGTCCTTGACCGCTAGACCATACGAGTTTCAAGTAAGTTAATTATTAAGTACACACAAAACTTTAAAAAGATAAGATACTATTTCTACTTTGCAAAAACGAAATGAGTGGTAGTTTGGGGTCTTGTTCAGGGCCCCAGTTGTATGCTTCCATAATCGCTTAGTCCTAAAAATGAAGCATTCTTTCTTAATAATGCTTCCAAAAATGAAATTGAAAAATTCGTATGTGAGCGGAAAAATTTTTTAATATATAAGACTTATTAACTCAACTTAATATGGTTAATTGTGGTTCTAACCCTTGCAAGGAGCCTATTTTTAGTTATTCAAAATGTTATTAAGTGTACTTATTAAGTGAATACACAAGCTTTATAAATAGTACGGTTAATAAGTATATACACGGTGATATTGTATGAACAAAAACGAATTTACAAGAATGATAAGAAACAAACTAGAAAATCAGTTTGAATTAGAAATTTCAAAAGTTGATTCTGAAGAACTAGAAGCAAATGCAATGTCAATTATTGCAGATGAACTAGATTCATTAGATTCTGATGAAATAAATGAATTATTAGATAATGAAGAAAGAAGTACTTTTATCGAAAGTGTCTGTGCAAAAGTCACTGTTGCTTTCTTTAATCAGTAGAAATAAGGTCAAGGCAGTATTAAACTGCCTAACTTTATCTAAGGTGAAATCATGCGAAAATCAGAACGAAGAATAATGTCTTTCAATTGCGATCCTGATGTGAGAAAAGAAATCGAACTCAGGTCAAACAATAATCAGAAATCAGACGTGATAAACAAACTCTTAAGAGAGGCCCTAAAAATGCCTCAGGTGGTAGATTTGGTAACAAACAGCAAAAGATATCAAAACATAAAGGAAGTTAGGGATTTTGTAAGCGAGCACAAATACATAGACTTAGATCACTTATGCTCAAAGCAAGCACTAAACTTAGGTGTCAGAAAAGAAAAGGTTGCAGAATATGTGGCACTCCTAATTGATGAAAAATACCTAGTTAAAAACGGAAGGTATGTTATTGATGCAGACTATTTGAAAGAAGTTTTGGCAGCAAACAAACCAATCCCAGGCTCGGATGAATGGATTAGAGAACAACTAAACAAAAACAAAAAAGAACCAGAAAAACTCTCAAAAACAGAAGAGGAAAAGGTAGATGCATTCTTGGAGATTTAGAGGGGATTTTATGATTTCTTTATTTGAAGTGCATCTTTTTGCTCAAGAAAAACACAAGGGTCAGAAGGATGATTCAGGTTTAGGATATTTCGGTGCGCATGTGTTGCAGGTTGTAGAAATAGTTAAACTGGTAACAAATGACAAATCCATAATTGCGGCAGCCTACCTACATGATACTCTTGAAGATACGCAAACAACCGCTCAAGAAATAGAGGAAAAATTCGGGAAAAGAGTGCGTGACTTGGTTGAAGAAGTGACTCATGAAGGAAATAAACAAGACGGATATTATTTTCCTCGTCTCAAATCCAGGGATGCGATTCTAATCAAATTTGCGGATAGACTTTCTAACTTATCTCGCATGCAAACTTGGGATGAAGAACGAAGAAAACATTACTTAAAAAAATCAAAATTTTGGAAATCGGAGTTGGTAAAATGAAAACCGATGAGAAGCTTTATCAAAAATTCCTCGGCAAAAAGGGAACAGAAACAAAGGTGAAAGAATGATTTTAACTAAGTCTGAATGTAGAAGAAAATTTTACTCTTATAGCTATGGTCAGATTTGTAAATTCCATTTAAAAAACCCAGACCAAGTCGGAATAGAAGGGTGCAAAGACTGTATAGTTATCCGAGATAAGTGCGGCTGTGATAGCCAAAGCGGTTGCAACATTTGTGGTGAACCATTATGAAATCAAAACTAATGTCATTTTCAACTGCGTATAAACTCATGCGTAATAAAGGAAAAATAATCCAGTGTGAGTTTTGGGATAAAAATCAATATTTATACTATTCATACGGTGATGCAGAAATCAAATTCATTGGATTTGGATCAAAACACGGAGATAGTAAATTTGTGCTTGGAGATTTTGCTTGTAAATGGAGAGTCATCGAACCAAAAAAGGTGAAATCTAAATGACATCAGAACAAGAATGTCCTTTGTGCGGAAATGATTTGTATTATGCTATGGAGTTAGGATTTCTAAGATGTATGGCTAGAAATTGTTGTTTATATACTATTGAACTTCGTAGACTTAAATTTAGATGTCTAGCTTCCCAAATCTCCCGCATAAAACAGGAAGCATACGAAAAAGGGAAGGAGATCGGGGTAAAAAGGGCTATTAGTGAGTATTTCACCTGCAATTGCGAAGAGTGCCTTCATGAACAGAGAGATTGCTTATGTAAGAACTGTATTAGCCATAGAGAAAAAAACTCCAAAATCGCAGAGTTAAACACCGAAAATTTTAATTTAAAAGATTGGATTAAGCAATATGATAACCAAGCTAAAGAATATAGATCAAGAATCGCAAAGCTTGAGAAAGAAAACAAGGGATTGAAATTAGCTAATGAAGTTTATACAGAAACAATTGAAGATTATCGGTGGAAAGTTAAAGATCAAGAAGAGCAAAACTCAAAACTCGCCGATGAATTGGAAAATACGCCTGGGTTAGAATGTGATTGTGATGGCTCTGGTCAATGTGATGGTCATGAACTAATGTGTCCAATGGATAAATTTAGAAGGATCATCAAAAGGCTCAGAGGAGAAAAAGATTAAGGGGTGTAAATTATGACTGAACCTTTGACAAAAGATAAGATAACTTGTACTGGATGTGGACATAAATTAAATATTCCTATTCCAAAATCATGTAAAGCATGTTGTCCCGAATGGAATTATGAGTATGTTAGGATTCAACATCTCAAAAGTGCTCTTGAGGAATTTGAGGAATTAATGCAAGCAGACATATATTCGTTCAGCACTAGTAAAAGATC